AGCAAGCCTAATTAAAATGTGGAACCTGGTGGTGGTGCCCACATCACCAACAGAATATGACATCGAGCCATTGGACACCTGGTACAGCGAAGGAACAACACACGAGATCTCGCAATACGTAGATACTGAAGAATCGACAATAAAGAAACCAGAGCTTTATCGAAGAATATCCTTCAGCTACAATGAGACAGAGGCTATCCTCGGCGAAACATACCGACTGCAGAACGACATTGGCTATGGCGACCTACGGGCCGACTTCACATTCGATGCAGACGAATTTGATATTGAGGTTGGCTTTGACCATATGCTCTTTGAAAGATTGAGTAACCAAAACGGAGGTGCATTAACAACGATAGGTGTAGGAAAGAGTATCACAAGAGAGATTGAGCCATACATTGGCTCACCACTTATCTTCTATGTTCCTGCTGCTGTGAGAGGTACAAATACCTTTGCATACATACCTATGGGCACAAACCCAACGGAAGAAGACAAGACAGACTTCTGGATTGTTGGTAATGTAAATAGTGACGATTCAGCAACAGTAACGAAGACCTTAAACTTCGGAACAGAGGTAGATCCATACCTACTCCAAGGATTTAGTCAGAGCCTATACCAAAACTATTGGAAGGACTACATCACGGACCTATACGATGCAAGCCGCAGGTTGTTTATCTACAAGGCCCAGCTTCCCCTGGGCCTGATGCTGAAGCTAAAGAACAATGACAAGCTGACGATCCTCGAGCGCAACTACATCATCAACAATGTAAAGCTGAACCTGACCACAGGAGAAGCATCACTCGAACTACTAAACGACGTGTAATGGGATACCTGAAATACATTATCGATACGCTACCGGAGGTAGAAGCAAAGACAGAAACCATAGCGATAGCCAAAGGCAAATACGAAGAGCCAAAGAACTGGAAACAATACTTTAAAAAACTGAAGAATGGCCATTAAGGAAACGGTACAGATAGACGTAGAATCTAACGCAACGGATCAAACCAATGAACTCGTTGGTGCAATCAACGAGCTGAAGGATGCTATCAAGGAGATGTCCACTGGCCTTGAGAAAGGCCTAGGAGACGTCGACAAGGGCCTCAAAGACACAAAGGATAGTGTAGAGGCCGTCGGCGAGACAGCAGGCAAGAGCGAGAAGGGAGTAAGCAAGCTCTCCAAAGCATTCGGAAACATTGGAAAGGCCTCCGGAATCATCTTCCTTGTGGAGAAGGCAATGGATATCCTCTTCGACCTATTCAACAACAACCAAAAAGTGGTGGACGCCTTCAACACGGCGTTCAACTTCCTGCAGATAGCATTCAGCGACTTCGTAAAGTTCATAGAAGCAAACATCGGAGGTATCACCGGGTTCTTTACGGATATCTTCAGCAACCCGATGGAGAGCATCAAGGCACTAGGTGAAGCGATCAAGAACAACATCGTCGAACGCTTTGAGTCAATGCTCGAGGTCCTAGGTTTCGTAGGACAGGCAATGGCTAAATTTCTAAAAGGCGACTTCAGTGGAGCCTTGGATAGCGTCAAGGAAGCAGGATCAGAGATGGTCGACGTCTTCACCGGCGTCGACGGAACCGTTGAGAAGGTCGTAGAAGGAACAAAGAAGATAGCCACAGCAACAGCCGACTATACCAAGAAAACATTCCAGGCAGCTACGGCAATGACGGAGCTCAACAAGCAAGCCGAGCTCTCCGATGTCATCAACCAGGGACTGATTGAGAAGTACGACTTGCAAGCGGAGCAGCAAAGACAGATCCGCGACGATGAGCGAAACACCATAGCGGACCGTATCGCAGCAAATGAGCTTCTCGGTGAGATCCTAGACGAACAGGAGAAAGCAATGATGGATCAGGCGAACATACGCCTAGCTCAAGCACAGATGAATGCTAACCTGGACCAGAATAACATCGAGTTCCAAAAGGAGCTGATAGACGCCAAGAACGAGGTAGCAGCTGTCGAAGCACAAATCGCAGGCTTCAGATCAGAGCAACTATCTAATGAGGAGGCTCTCGAACGTGAGCTCCTAGAGATCGCAAGAGGAAAGAAAGAAGCACAGATCGAAGCCAATGAGATCGAAAAGCAGGCAGCAATCGATTCCGAGGAGAACACTCTCCGTCGCCTAGAACTAGAGAAGCAGCTTGCCGAAGAAACAAAGAACTCACGAGTAAGCATCATCGAGGATGAGCTGGCCCTCACGAAAGAGGGCACAGCACGCTACCAGGAACTGCTAGACGAGAAACTACTCCTAGAGACGGAATACGCAGCGGAAAGCAAGCGCATCGACAAGGACACGGAGATGACCAAGCGAGAGCAGCGTGCAGAAACAATCCAAGCAGCATACGACCTAACCAAGCAAGGCCTAGAAGCAGTATCGGCACTAACGGAAGCCTTCGCTGGTCAAAGCGAGGAGCAACAGCGTAGAGCCTTCAATATACAGAAGGCGCTATCAGCAGCAAGCACAGTGATCAGCACAATCGAAGGTGCCCAAGCAGCATACACTACAGCACAGAAGAGTCCGATTACAGCGGTAGTCCCTGCATACCCGGCAATCCAGGCCGGGCTTGCAACAGCCTTTGGTCTCGCCAAGCTCAAGCAAATACAGTCCCAGCAGTTCAATGCAAGCAGCGTGCCGTCAACAACGTCGGCACCTGCAACAGGAGCACCAAGAGCTCCGCAATTTAATGTTGTAGGAACGAGCGGAATTAACCAAATTGCAGAGAGCTTACAACAACAAGGACCACTGAAGGCCTACGTCGTAGGAAGCGAAGTATCAACACAACAGCAACTAGATAGAAACAGAGTAAAAACAGCAACCCTATGAAAATAGTAGAACTCATACTAGACGAGGCAGAAATGATGGCCGGAGTGCAGGCCATCTCTATTGTAGAATACCCTGCAATAGAAGAGAACTTCGTAAAGTTAAGCAAGGACCAGGAAATTAAGCTCGCCGAGGTAGACAGTGAGCGCCGCATCCTAATGGGACCGGCACTCATCCCCAACAAGACGATCTACCGTAAGAACGGCGAAGACGAATACTACATCTACTTCAGCAAGGACACGATCCGTAAAGTAAGCGAGATGTTCCTCACCAAAGGAAACCAAAACAAGAGCACGCTAGAACACCAAATCGAGCTTCAAGGATTGAGTGTGGTGGAGAGCTGGATCGTCGAAGGCAACCAGGACAAGAGCCGTGCATTCGGGATGGACGTCCCGGAAGGCACCTGGATGGTATCGATGAAAGTCTACAACGAGGACGTATGGGAAAAGTACGTAAAGACAGGTCGAGTAAAAGGCTTCTCCATTGAAGGCTACTTCGCTGATAAAGTGAATATGGGAACACAAGTAGAGGACGAAGAAGCTAAAGCAGAAAAGCTTCTGGAGGAGATCCGAAAAGAACTCGAAACCTTAAAAAGTGTTTCGAAAAATGAAACAAAATAAAAATAATCAGTTATTTATATATGAAAGCGACAGAGACTCTTAACAAAATTGCACATCTCCTGAACGTAGATCTATCTACCCAGGAAGAAGTAAAGCTCGAGCAGATGAAGCTCGAGAACGGAACAATAATCGAAGCAGAATCCTTTGAAGCAGGCGAAACTGTATTCATCGTAACGGAAGACGAGCGAGTGGCTCTACCGATTGGTGACTACGAGCTTGAGAACGGTATGACATTGATCGTAGCGGAGGAAGGCATCATTGCCGAGATCCGCGAAGGTGGTGAAGAAGAGCCGGCTGCTGAAGAAGAAGTAGAAGCTGCAGAAGAAGAGCAAGAAGAGATGGCCTACGCTACAAAAGAGGAGCTAGGTGCAGCAATCGACGAGCTCAAAGGAATGATCGAAGAGATCAAAGGAATGATGGCTCCAAAAGAAGAGGAGATGGCTGAAGAAGTGAAAGAAGAGCTTTCTGCACAAAAACCAGCTGCGAAACCAATCAAAGCTAATCCTGAAGCGAAGCAACCTACGAATATGAAATCTTTTGCTCACGCAGCAAAAGGAACTACGCTGGACCGAGTGCTCGCTAAAATCTCACAACGTTAATGAAGCAAGTAGAGAAGGTATGGACCGAGCTTGCGGCTCAAGAAAAAAAATCTGAAAAGAAAGAACTTGCTTCAGATGTCTTTGGCGATCTAAAAAAGAGATACGACAAAGCAAACGGTAAGGTTTCAGGAATTAAGCAGGAGATTAAAACTATTGCAAATCACCTTAAGCGTATTGCAAAAGAAAACGGTGAGATTGCTAGAGACGGAGAACAATACATCAAGAAGGCAAAAGAACTTGGTTTTGCCGATGCCGTATCTCCATACGAATCAATGCTTGACGCAGCCAAAAGCTTTGAGCAGGAATGGGGAGCAATTGCAGATAGAATCATTAAGGAATCAAACGACATCTAAAATGAAGCAGGTAGAAAAAATCTGGTCAGAGATGGCTGCAAAGAAATCAGAGCTAGCGTCTAATAAAGTTCAATTTAGCGCTATTGACGACTTGAATAAAGTAACTGCTCAAGCAGAAAAGATTGAAGCAAAGACTAAACAAGAAATGAAATCTTTGCAAAAAAGATACGAAGATTATATTGATTCAGTATTTGCATTTGAGGACGCTACACTAGGGCCAATCGGAAATATAGTAAAAGCACTCCTGTCAACAATTGATGCTGCAGAAAGAGCAGCAAAAGAACTTGGAATGTCAGGCAATGATGTGCCGTCAATTAAAGCAGCAAAACAAAAACTTGAAGCTATTGATAATCTTTGGAGTGACGCATCAGAAGCGTTCCGAGAAGCAAAACAATTCTAACAATGAAAGCACTTAATAAACTTTGGTCTGATATGGCCAAGCCAAAACAAGAACTAGCTTCCCAGGAAGTGAAGCTATCTGCAGTAGAAAGACTCGAGGACATCATCGATTCAATGAGAGCTGCTAAAGACGAAATAGAAACAGCAGTTTCAGACTTCGATCAGTATATGGACCGTGCATACGGAGCATATGTAGATATGAAAGAAGCATCAGACAATGCAAACTACGGAATGAATGAGCTAGACGAGGCTATTGACGACGTAGAAAAAGCAGCAGAAGCATTAGGTATTGACGTACCAGCGGTTAAAGAAGGCCGTCGAGTAATGCAAGACATAGAATCAGCATACGCCGATGCCGAAGAGCGCATCCGTAAATACGATTTATAAATTAATTTAATCAAAAACGAATAGACAATGTCAGTATCTATTACCACAACGTACGCCGGCGAATTTGCGGGTAAGTACGTATCGGCCGCTCTTTTAAGTGCGGACACAATCGAAGGCGGTGGTATCACCGTTAAGCCAAACGTGAAGTACAAAGAAGTAATGAAAACTCTTTCTACTAACGCATTGGTAAAAGACGCATCTTGTGACTTCTCTGATCAGTCAACAGTGACTTTAGCGGAGCGCATCTTGCAACCAGAAGAGTTCCAGGTAAACTTGGAATTATGTAAGAAAGACTTCCATAACGATTGGGAAGCAGTACAAATGGGCTACAGCGCATTTGATACATTGCCTCCTAGCTTTGCGGACTTCTTATTGGGCCACGTAGCTGCGAAGGTAGCACAGAAGAACGAGCAAAACATCTGGACAGGTGTTACTGCAAACGCAGGTGAGTTCGACGGCTTCGCAACATTGCTAGCAGCTGACGCTGACGTAATCGACGTAACAGGTACTACAGTAACTGCAGCAAACGTTATCGACGAGTTAGGCAAAGTAGTAGACGCAATTCCTAGCGCTGTATACGGCAAGGAAGACTTGTACATCTACGTATCACAAAACATCGCTCGTGCTTACGTACGTGCGTTAGGAGGCTTCGGTGCTTCAGGTTTGGGTGCTAATGGTGTGAACAACGCCGGTACTACTTGGTTCAACGGTGGCGATCTTGCATTCGACGGCGTTAAGTTGTTCGTATGTTCAGGATTGGCTAGCAACGATATGGTAGCAGCACAGAAAGGTAACTTGTTCTTCGGTACAGGCTTGTTGAGTGACCACAACGAAGTTAAGCTCATCGATATGGCTGACTTGGACGGATCACAAAACGTTCGTGTAGTAATGCGTTTCACTGCAGGTGTTCAGTACGGCATCGGAGCAGACATCGTATACTACACCTAATCAATAGGACATAGATAGATAGAAGGGCAGGTGGGCAAAAGCCTGTCTGCCCTTTTTTATTAAACGAATTAAAAGAAAGAAACAATGGCGTGCGATTTAACACAAGGCCGTAAGGCACCCTGTAAGGACGTAGTAGGTGGAATCACTGCTGTCTACTTTGCTGACTATGGAGACCCAGGTACAGCATCACTAGGAACAGATAGCGAGATCACCGACTTCTCTGCGAGCTTTACAGTTTACAAATACGAGCTCAAAGGCAACAGCTCCTTCGAGCAATCAATCAACTCAAGCCGCGAGAACGGTACAACGTTCTTCGAGCAGACCTTGAGCTTAACCTTGCCTAAATTAAGCAAGGAGGACCACAACGAGATCAAGCTACTTGCTTACGGTCGTCCACAGATCTTCGTACAAGACTACAACGACAACTTGTTTGCCGTAGGTCTCGAGCACGGAGCAGAGGTAACCGGAGGAACGATCGTTACAGGAGCAGCAATGGGTGACTTGTCAGGATACACCCTGACATTCACAGCCCAGGAGGTGCTACCGGCTAACTTCGTAGACGGAGCAACAGCAGCAGATCCATTCGGTGGATTGACTACATCTACAGTTACAGTAACTGAAGGAACGAACTCTTAATCAGCCCAAGAGTAAGTAAACACAGGGGACGGCCTTATAAGCCGTCCCTTTTTTTTGGACAAAACTGAAATTTTCAGTTATTTATATATGCACATAGTAAGAACAGACAGCCAACTCTTGAAGATCGTACCTAGGTCCTATACTACGGACCAGGTGACTGTAGCGGTAACAAACGAGACGACGAACACGTCGCAGCAAGAGATCATCACTCCGGTAGTATCAGGAAACCACATAGAGCTCACAGGAACGTTTACGTTTTCGGAGGGAATTTTTTACTATTTTGTCGTCTCTCAAGGAGGAAGTGAAATCTACCGAGGCAACATCTTCTGCACGGACCAATCAGACCTGGAGGAGTACACCGTGAACCAGGGACAATACGAAACATACGAAAAGGCTAACGCCAACGAATACATAACCATATGATGAAGGTACACAGCATCAATCTGTCGAGCTATACGAGACCGGCAATCATCGAGCAACGCAACAAAGACTACGTTGAGTACGGTGATGACAACAACTACTACCAGTACCTGATAGACAGATACAACGGCAGCCCTACAAACAACGCTATTATAAACGCTGTAAGCGATTTAATATACGGCAAAGGCCTAGACGCTACCGACAGTGCTAAAAAGCCGTCAGAATACGCGCAAATGCGTTCTCTGATCCACCCGGACTGCTTGAAGAAGGTAACAGCCGATCTAAAAATGATGGGACAGTGTGCTTTCCAGGTAATCTACAGTGCGGACCGTAGAGTCGCACAGGTAGAGCATATGCCTATTCAAACGCTCCGTGCGGAGAAGATGAATGACGAAGGAGACATCGAAGCGTACTACTACGCTGCCGATTGGACCAAGGTCACACCACAACACAAGCCGGAACGCATTGCAGCGTTCGGCAAGAGCAACGAAAACCTGGAGATTCTGGTGGTACGTCCGTACAAAGCAGGATTCTACTACTACAGCCCGGTAGACTACCAAGGAGGACTACCTTACGCCGAGCTAGAGGAGGAAGTGGCCAACTACCACCTGAACAACATCAAAAACGGAATGGCACCGTCAATGTTGATCAACTTCAACAATGGCGTCCCTGACGAGGAGGAGCGTAACCTGATTGAGAGACGCATCCTCGACAAATGGTCAGGATCAAGCAATGCCGGTAGAGCGATCATTGCCTTCAACGAGAGCAAGGAGCTTGCAGCGACTATTGATCCGGTGCAACTTTCAGATGCAGCCCAGCAATACGAGTTCCTCTCCGGCGAATCAATGCAGAAGCTGATGGTATCACACCGAGTGACCTCACCAATGCTACTAGGAATTAAGGACAACAGCGGACTAGGTAACAACGCCGAGGAGA